AATACCATCCTGACCAGGCCGACGCACTTCTTCGCATCCGGCGGGCTCGTGGCTGGCGAAGCCGGCGCCGAAGCCATCATGCCCTTAAAAAAGATCGGCAATAAGCTGGGCGTGGCCTCCGATGGTTCGCGCACAGTCGTCAACGTGATCAACAACAGCGGCGCCCAGGTCGAAACCAAGCGCCGGCAGACCCAGCAGGGTGAAGAGATTGACGTGATCATCGGCGCGCTGGTCGCCAACCAGATGATGACCCCCGGCACGGCCCCCAACCGAGCGATGCGCCAAAGCGGGGCGCGGCGCCAACTGACGGCGAGGTAGAAAATGGCTTCGATCACATGGCCGGCGACACTGCCGCAAGAGATGATGACCGAAGGCTACAGCCAATCGGCCGCCGACGTCGCCATGCGCACCGAAATGGGTGCCGGCCCGGCCAAGGTGCGGCGCCGCTACTCTGCTGGCCCAAAGCCGGTAAAGGGCAAGATCTTTGTGACGGCCGCCCAGCTGGTCACCTTCAAAACGTTTTGCACCACCACGGCCATCGGCGGAACCCTGCGCTTTAACTGGCACGATCCGGACGACGGCACGACCGCCGCAGAGATGCGCTTTGTGTCGCCGCCGTCGTGGGCCCCATCGGACAATGAAGACAATTGGGAAGTCAACCTTGACTTGGAGATCATGCCGTAATGGCTGAACTATCCCTCGCATTCCGACAAAGCGCTTACGCCCAGGAGACCGGAGACTTTCCGATCTGCCTGATCACCGTGGCGCACGAAAGCCTTGCCGAGCCGATCATGATCAGCACGGACCCGACGCAGCGGCTTGTGGAGACTGCTTCGGATATCGTTTATGGGACCATCTCAAGGGGAGGGTACTTCTACTTTTTCCCCTGCACCTTAAAGCTGCCGGACGAAACCGAAGAAGGTCTCGGGCAGATCAAGCTCGAGTTCGACAACACGAACCGGGAGTATGTTTCGGCCATCCGCTCCATCGTCGGCCGGCCCGAGGTAACCGTGGAAATGGTCATGGCCAGTGACCCCGATTCGGTCGTTGCCATCTGGCCGCAGTTCCTTGTAACGCGCATCCAATACGGCCCGACCGTATCGCTCACGATGGAAATGGAGCTGATGGTGGCCGAGCCCTTCCCCTGTATCACTTTCACGCCGGGGCGCTTCCCGGCCATGTTCGCAGGCGGCCTATGAAGCCCTGGACTGACGAATACATAGAGATCCCCTTCGTGTGTGACGGCCGCGACCGCTCCGGCTGCGATTGCTGGGGACTCGTTCGCCTGGTCTACGCGGAACGGCTGGGGATCAACCTGCCATCGTTTCCCGGCACACTCAAAGACGGTTCGGTCGCGTCACTCAAGAGGGCCGCACGGCTGGCCGAGCAGCAGCAGCAGATGTGGGTCAAGGTCGCGGACCCGCAACCCTTTGACGTGATCCTCTTCGGCGCCCACGTCGGGCTTTATGTTTCCCAAACGGAAATGCTCCACATCGAGATCGGCAAAAACTCATGCGTCCAGGACCACAACGGCCTGGAATTTAAAAGCATAAAAACCGGATACTTTCGGCATGCCAAAAGAGTGTAAAGACATACAGGTCACCACGCGGCCGCTTGCTTTTTCAGAGCCAAAGCTCTCCAGCGTGCCCGGCGGCATGACCATTGCCGAAGTGGTCCGCGATCATATGCCGGGCGTCGTGGGGGTCGTCGTCCAACTCAACGGCGAAGTGGTTCCGGCCATCGCCTGGGGCGAAGTGAAGCCGATACCCGGCGACCATCTTTTGATTTACACGGCCTTGCGCGGCGGCAGAGGCAAGAATCCGGTTGCCATGCTGCTCCAGATGGTCGTGGTGGTGGCGGCCACGGTTTACGGAGGGCCCCTCGGCGGCGCGGCTTTCGGCGCAATGAACGCGACCACGGCCGCCATCGGCTCGGCGGTTATCATGACGGCCGGCACCTTCCTTGTCCAAGCCATTGCCCCGACCAGGCCGCAGAGCAACAAGACCTATTCTTACGAGGACAGTCAAACATACTCCCTTTCAGCCTCACGCAACACCATGGACGCGTGGGGGCCTATCCCGGTCATCTTGGGGCGACATCTTGTCTTTCCGAAGCTGGGGGCGCCGACCTATACCGAGATCGTCGGACAAGACGAATACCTGCGCATCCTCGTTATATGGGGCATCGGGCCGCTTAAAATCTCCAATATCAAGATCGGCGACACGCCGATAAACAACTTCGACGATGTGGAGATCGAGACCCGCTACGGCTGGCCGGACGACACGCCGCTGACGCTTTTTCCATCGCAGGTGCGCCAAGATCAATACGGCATTGAAATCAGCCAGGCCTCTGGCTGGATAACTCGCTCGGCCATGGCCAACGTGGACGAATTAACGGTCGGAATCTACTTTAACGCCTTGGTGGAGATCAATCGGAAGACTGCCCAGCGAATGAGTAGGACCGTCAATCTTGAGATCAGGTATCGAGAGGTTGGCGCGTCAACTTGGACGCCACTCAACGGCACAGTAGACTACGCCGCGGGCTCGATATCCATCACAGACCCCTATATGCTCGGGGCGGACGGCCAGGGAAGTATTTACGCATTCGCCAATGGCGCGGTCGGAAACTTCGCCTTCGGCACCATCGGCATGCTAAAGATTGCGACCTATACTTATGAGGTAGGCGACTTCATGGAGGGCTCGCAGCTTAGCTTTTCAATTACCAGCGTCACCAATCTGCCGAACTCAACCAAAACCGGGCTCGAGTGCTCGCTTTCCGGCAATACCATCAGCTACACCGCTGGGCATATAGTCTATCCGTCCATTTACTACACGGCCGCCACCCCAGAGGCCCGCAGGTTTGCTTACAACTGGAAGGTAGACCGCACGAAAGCCTATGAAGTATCGGTGCGGCGCGTGACCGCCGATAGCACCAGCGACTACATTGTGGACAAATGCTATTTGGGCAGCATCACCAGTATTAAATGCGAAAACCCGCTCAATGTCGAAGTGCCGGTGGCATGCAGCGCGATCAGGATCAGGGCAACCGGGCAGCTTTCCGGTGTGGTCGATGAGATCAACGGCATCTGCTCCTCATACTGCCCGCGCTGGAACGGGTCCGCATGGACAACCGGGCTATCGGTGCAGCGCAACCCGGCCGCGCTTTTCCGGCATGTGCTCATGTCCTCGGCCAACGCCAAGCACCGAACTGCCGCGCAGATCCATGGCGCAGAGCTCGGCCAGGCTTACGCTCATTGCGTAACCGAGGGCTGGACCTTCGATCAGGTCCGCGATTTTACGGCAAGCGTGCCCGATACCCTAATGGATATCGCCGCAGCAATGCGCAGCTCCATTGCCATCTCAGACGGCCTCTGGTCGATGATTTGGGACCGGGCCGACCGGCCGATAGCGCAGCACATCACGCCGCGCAACTCCTGGGGATTTTCTTCGGAGAAGGTGCTGATTGATCATCCGCATGCGTTCCGCGTCAAATTTAAAAACGAGCTGAATAATTGGGCCTGGGACGAACGGATCGTCTACGCCGACGGCTACAACGCATCGAACGCCACGCTTTTTGAATCCATCGAGTTCCCAGGCGTCACGCATCCGGACCTGATTTACAAGCATGCGCGGTTCCACCAGGCCCAGGCGCTGCTCCGGCCGGAGTTCCCATCGGTCTATATGGACTTCGAATCTTTGGCCTGCAAAAGAGGCTCGAAGGTCGTTCTTTCGTACGATATGATGCTTATCGGAAGCGGCGCCACGGCGGGCCGGGTGAAATCTTTGACGCTGGGCACCGGAGATGACGACGGCCGGACGCTCGGCTTTGTCTCGGACGAGCTTTTCGTCATGGAGGTCGGCAAAACGTATTGCTGCCGGTTCCGGCTTGCGGACGAATCCGGATCGAGTCTTTTGCTCACGGTCTCCACGGTAGCCGGGGAAACCGACACCTTTACCTTTGTGCTCGATCCTCCGATTCTGACCACGGTAGGTCCGCAGGCCGGCGATCTTTTCAGCTTCGGCGAGGCCGGCAGCGAGACCTCCGCGTATCTCGTCCACAGCGTAAACGCTCAAAATGAGTACGTCAGAAAAATCAACCTTGTGGACGAAGCCGAAGCGATTTACAGCGCCGACACCGGGACGATCCCGGCATATGATCCCAATATCACGGCGCCCATCGATCTGACGAAACTCAAGCCCGCAGCCCCGACCATCTCCAAGATCGAATCAGGCGAAAAGGCCTTGGAGGTCTCCAACGGCGTGGCCCGGGCCCGCATCTTTGTGACCATCGCGCCGCGCTCCGGCAACATCCGCGTGCAGACCTACCGGATACGATACCGCAAGCTGGGCGAAGCGGCATGGGCGCAGGTGGATATCGAGGCAGAATCGACATCCACGGCGGTAATCAATGGCGTGGAAGAAGGCTACCATTATCAGATCCAGGCGGCGGCCATCTCCTATTATGGCGTGCGCTCGCTCTGGAGTTCGGTGATTTCCGAACTGGTCATCGGGCAGACCGAGCCGCCCGATGACGTGGAAGACTTCGCGGTCAACATCATCGGCACCGACGCCCATCTATCATGGTCGCCGGTCGAAAATTACGACCTGTCGCATTACCGTATCCGCTGGAGCCCATCTCTTTCCGGCGCGACCTGGGGAACCAGCGTCGATATTATCAAGCGCGTAGGTAAGCCGGCCACCTCTAAAACTGCTCCGGCGCTGGTTGGCACCTACATGATCAAGGCCGTGGACTTTGCCGGCAACGAGAGCGACAGCGCCGACGCGGTATCCACCAGCATCGCGCGGATTACCGGGCTCAACGTCGTGGAAACCTTCGAACAGACGCACCCGGCATGGTCCGGCACTCCGGATGGCACCGAAGAGTCATCCGAATACGGCGGCATCACCATCGCGGCGATCACCTCGGCGGGCTACACCGGGGCGGCCACGGTCCACGATGACAGCTCCGTGGAGTTCTCCGACGAGGGCGGCACGGCCTTTGACAGCGCAGACCCCACGGAGACCTCGATTGAGGTAGCCAGCGGATATTATGAGTTCGCCAGCTATGTTGACCTGCTGGGCGTTTTCACAAGCCGGCTCTCCGCATCGCTCACAATCAGCGGACAGGACATTACGGCCGACTTGTACGCCATGGGCGACCTCTATGCTGCCGGCAACCTTTACGGCGCACAGGACGGCCAATACTCGGTCTCGCTGGAGGTGGCGACGACCAGCGACGACCCGGCAGGCACTCCGACGTGGAGCGCATGGAAAGGCTTTCTTGTCGGCGACTATACCGCCCGGGCCTACAAATTCAGAGCGAAGCTTGTCAGTTATGAACCGAACATAACGCCCATTCTGGAGGGCTTTTCGGTGTCGATCGATATGCCCGATAGGCTGGTAAGGTTCGCCGCAGAAGTCGGCACCAGCGGCGCGAGAGTCGCTTTCAGCCCCGCTTTTTACATCACGCCGGAAGTCGGCTTGAGCGTGCTCGATGGTGAAGAGGGCGACGCCTACACAATGACAAATTGGGACGAAACCGGATTTGATATTGCTTTCACCAACGGCGGCAGCGCCGTGGCGCGGGAGATTTCCGGCATCGCCCAAGCATATGGAGAACAGGAAACATGAGCCAAGTAACAGCCTATACCATATCACCGGCACCGCTTGAGATGGCGCAACTCGCCACCGAACTCGAAAACCTCTTTGCGGCCGTCGGCAGCGCGAACCGGGGCGGCACGGCGCCGGCAAATCCATTTGACGGCATGCTCTGGTGGGATACATCGCTCGACCCCGTGGAGTACTTGCAGCGCTATTCCACGACGGCCGGGTGGGTGTCTTTGCTTTCGATCAACACCACAACAGGCGCGATAACCTTTCAAGGTGCCGTGGCGGCCGACTTTGCAAAGCTGGTGGCCGTCGCCGGGACCGCGATTGTGGACACCACGACCGCGCAGAACATCGCCGGGCCGAAGACTTTTACCGATGGCCTGGTGGTCGAAGGTGGCCCGCTAAAGATATCTTCCACTTCTTCGGTGGCTCAAATTACAGGCAAAAACACGGCCAACACCGTGACGGCTATTTATGCTGGTGGCTACACCTCCGCCGGCGATTCAGGGCTTATTCAGATTTACTCCAAAGATCACGCCACGCAGGCCGGAAAAATTAGACTTTACGGCACTGACGGTTCGACGTACGCCCTTGGCGCAGAGGTGCTCACAGACGGAAAAGTCAATCTCCCGGTCGGCTTGCAGATCGATGGGGTTGATATGCCTGCACCGCCCACCTATACGTCGTTTAGCCCTGGAGGAGATTTAGCAGGGACGGTTCATATAGCAAAATATGGCAGATTAGTCACCATGACCTGGTATAGCTTGACGCACGCGAGCAGCTATACTGCTGGGTCTGCTGCTGCCGTCATACCTGCTGCATACCGACCTCATGATTGGTTTACAAATTGCTATTCTGGATCGGGCGGGGTTAATAGGCAAATAATCATATACGACTCTGGCCTATTTACATTCGCATATTACGACACGACCGATGGTGGCGGACATGCGGATACAAATACAGGCAATGGTTCTGTTTCTTGGGTATCCGCAAGCTAAAATAATAAACCGAAAAGGTGGCAAAATGAAAAAAGCAATCACTCTTCTTCTGGCCCTGGCCCTTCTTCCCGGCATGGCTTTTGCCGCCGGATCTTCTCCGGCTACGCAATACATGCTTTCCGCCGATAAAAACCAGCTTGTGATTAAGCTGGCGTGCGTCGGAGATGCCGACAATGGGTCTATCCCTGCCAAGACGATAAATGAGGCGGCCATCAGCGCTGGTCTGCCGAAAGAGTATCAGGCGATGGGGTTTTATCTGACCGGCGTGCATGTGGTGGTCGGGACGACCGCCCCCGATGCCGCAGACATCGCCATCACCGATGCCTTGGGAGTTACCCTTTACTCTCAGGCCAGTATTATCCCGACGAGCGGCACAGCCAAGGGCACGGTGCCGAAAGCGGAGCCGGTGAACTCGGTGCTCACGGTGACGGTGGCGAATCAGGCGACGGCGAGCGCGACCTATGACATCTACATCAAATTGGGCCGGTAAGAGGTGACCATGAAAAGACTGATCTTTGTTTTCGCAATTCTGGCGGCTTGCTTCGGGCAGGCCTTCGCGCTGCCTCCTGATGGGACCGGCGGGTGGGCGGATGATGGGACCACGACGAGCACGGATAGGGCCGTAGTTATAGGGCAAACGGGGTCTATCTCAGAAGAAACCAACACCATGACGCTGGATGACGGCGACGGCCTGCCGATTACGTTGCAAGAAATCCGCAGCGCTACAGGCGGGGCCGATACCGCAGCTATCCACGACAACCAGGCCAGTGAGATCAGTGCGATCACGGCCAAGCCTACGCCCGCCGATGCTGACTACCTGCTGATTGAGAGCGCGGCCAACTCAAACGCCAAGCGCAGCCTTACGCTTACCAACCTTTGGGCGAATTTGTTCAAAGGTAAGGCTGATGCACTCTACGAACCGGACATAACATCTTCCACCGACCTGACCGTTGGCAGCTTGACGGCATCCGGGGCTGGCGGTCTGGCCATCGGCGCTGCCGGAACTACGCTCGGCACGGCGCGCTGGTACACAAATGTTGCCGAAAACGTCTACCGCTTTGACCTCTTCGCTTCTGATTTTACACAGAATTGGGGTATTAGGTGGCAGACCGGCTATCCGCTCGAAAACGGCGGGCTTTTTACAGTCGACACCACCGGGACAGGCACTTGGAGTTACCAAGGCGTTGATCCTGGCGACCTGCTACTACTGCCCGCTGATCCCGCTGCTCATACGCTTTTCGGCTTCGACAATACGACGAACACTTACAAGCCATTTGCTATCGGCACCGGGCTTTCCTTCGACCAGGCTACCGGGACGCTTTCTTCGACGGGTGGGGTTGGCGATGACCTGGGCAGCGCGGCCTACTCCGATGTCGTGGCGCTCTGGACAACCTGCTCAAGCGGGTTTTTGAAGTATGACGGAACATGCGAAACGCCAACTGGCGCAGCACATGACGCCCTGACGCTCGGGTCCACGCTTTCCTCGATATTTAGCCTGACCGGCCAAGAACTTGGTCTGACGGCATGGCCCACGTTCAACCAGAACACGACCGGAACCGCAGCGGGGCTTACCGCGCAGTATATCGATTGGAACGCTGCCTCTGGTGGAAACAGCATAGCGAATAAGCCGACCCTGCTGGTTATTGACAACACGCCGGACAACGGTGGGGCCGATGCTGCTGGTGAAGATTGGGCATACGATCACGTTGCAGCCGCTGACCCCCACACCGGCTATATGCTCGAAAGCAACATCGGATTTGGGGCAAGCAATTATCTACAGTTGGCGGCATCCCCTGGCACTCCTGACGGAACGAAGTTTTTAAGAGATGACGGCACCTGGCAGGCTACCGCAGGCACCGACACCATCGGGTGGGACTACACGGCGCTTACCGCCGCCCCTGCATCGCCAGTTACCGGAAAAGTCTATCGAGCCGACAATGACACCTGGGACCCAATCACCTATGACGGGACCACGGACTACTTCGTCCTTTATACCGGCTCGGCTTACATCGGGATCGTGGACCTGGCCGGAAACCTACTGATTGAGGGCGTTCCTCTTGCGTCGATAGACGGTCTTGGAACCGGCATCGCAACCGCTCTTGCCGTAAACGCTGGCACGGCTGGTGCTCCAGTGATAAACGGCGGCGCTCTCGGCACGCCCTCAAGCGGCACGCTGACGAACGCCACAGGGCTTCCGTTATCTGGCCTGGTAGATTCCACATCTACGGCTATCGGCGTGGGATCGGTAAACGTCGGCCATGCCAGCGACACCACCCTTGCGAGGGCGTCTGCTGGAGTTCTTACCGTCGAGGGCGTAACTCTCACCCGCACCATCGCCAGCGGGACTTCAGCCCTCGGCACCGCAGAAATCGCAAGCGGTGCTTGTGCTACGGTTGTAACCACAGCGGCAAGTGGGGTAGCTACCACGGACGCGATCATGTGGGGATGGAATACCCGGCCAAGCCAAATCACAGGGTACGGCTATACTACGTCAGGGGCGCTTCGTATCGACGCTTACCCGACTGCGAACAACATTAACTTCGAAGTGTGCAACCAGACGGCGGGCGCAATCACTCCCGGCGCGGTGACGCTGAATTGGAGGGTTGTGCGATGAAAAAGATAATCCCTTTCATCGTCGCCTTGGTTGCGCTGGCTGCTATTGCGTTCGCCAATCAGGGTTCATGGCCGGTACCTGGGCCTGGTGGGACATTCGCATCTTCTTCTTCCTCCTCCTCTTCGTCGAGCAGCTCGGGCGGAGGCCCGATAGCCTTCCCTGTTGCAGCGACCAGCGACTATACAACAAGCACATCTGATACCGCCTTGAGCGTTCCGGTTCCAACAGACACCGCAAGCGGAGATTGTCTAATTTTCTTCGGTGGAGAAGTTGGCGGGAGGTCGCTATCTCCCCCGGCAGGAGTAACGCAAATTGCAACCGCAACCGCGAACAGCAACGCCTATGTGTGGTACAAAAAAGCAGGTGCGAGTGAGTCAGCGTTCGCATTTACCGCCTCTGGCAACTATGCATATGCGTCAGTAATGGCCCTTCGTGTAACGGGCGCGGTTTGTGATTCAACCTCTGATTTCACCGTCACGGTTGGGGGTAGCGGATCAAGCTCAAATGTTGCGGTTTGCCCGAACATAACAACCCCGCAAGATACCATGGCGGTGCTATGGATGGAAATCTCGGAACCAGGATCAACCAGCGACAGTAACAGCCGTGGCGGGGCCACCGAACTCTATGACATGACGGGTTCTACTACCGGGGCGCATCTGAGTTTGTGGTCTGAAGCGATAGCGACCGCAGCCACACTAACTGGCGCGCAAATAACAAAGTCAGCGTGGAGCGGTTATAACTCATTTTCTTTAGGGATAAAGACGCAGCCATGATTAAATACCTGCTTGCGCTATTGCTAATATTTCCGGCTATGGGCCTTGCCGATACTCATTATGTTGGCAAAACCAATGCGGCGAATACCGGCACTTGCACCAACCAGGCGACGCCATGCGCTACCATCGCTTACGGCATATCACAGATGGCCGGGGGCGACACTCTTATTGTCGGAAACGGCACCTATACCACGACAAATGATGTTATCCGTGATCCACCGAATGGAAGTGCCGGTGCCTATACTACCGTGCAAGCCGAAACAGATTTTGGAGTATTACTGGACGGAACATCCTGGGGTAACAGTTCGTGGGTTTACGGACTACGCCTGGATGGAAGAAGTTATGTCAAAATCCAGGGGTTTCGCATAAATGCAGCCCAGAACGATACAGGCGGGCCATCGTTCATCGGAAGCGGCTCTCATCACATAAAAATCATTAAATGCGGCTTCTGGAATGGTCCCGTTGACGGCAACGGAGAAATCACAGGAGTGGGAGACAGCAGCGGAAGCGACGCAAACTACATCTTATTTGAGGACTGCTATGCTTTCGGTGGCAGCCGAGCCGGTTTCACTGCATACTGGTCGAACCATGTAATTTTCAGGCGGTGCATAGCACGGCACGGCCGGATTATTACCATTTCGATCTTCAAACATCTGGGTTTTGCAACTACGATAGCGAAGCGACTGTCTACCAAAACAACATTGTTGTTGACATGGCAGGCGGGTCTGCGACCAGCCCATCATTACAAGTCTATTCTCCTTTTTTCTTTGAAAACAAAAGCGACCATGAACCAAACACTTCGATAGAAATGCATGGCAATATAGTCATAAATAACAGTTCCTATTACGGCGCTGTTTATGATCAAGTTCCGGCAGACACAAGGGTATTCCGTGACAATATTCTTTGGGGCAATTCAGGAGGGTTTCAGGCCGGTGATTATCAAAACGGGGAAACATTCTACCCCCCGACCTATGATATTCAGCGATTGACCAGTGGGGCAAATAATCGTCCATACGATCATTGGAACGATAACTTTGACCATAACGCCACATATGCGGGCGGTGACGGACTTGCTGGCGCTGGAACCGGGATGTCTATCATCCTGAATCGGACTAACACCGTGACAAATTCGCTGTTTTACGGCAATCAATCCTATGGAGCAGCGGACTATATAACCAGCAATTACAATGCCTTCTACGGTAACGGTGCCAATTTCGGCGGACTCCATACCTCTTCTGCCGGTGCAAATGATATTACTACCCACAACATTTTGTACCACCCGACGACAAACCCGACCGGAAGTCTAAAGTACCTCCCACGCGGTGCCGAAGATGGATCAACTCTGGCCACCGCTGGCTCATCTGGCGGTCGTGTAGGTGCTCAAGTTTTATGGAAGATCGGCGTTGACGGCACACTCTACGGTGAAACCGGATGGGACACTGTTAGATCACCTGAAAACGGGTATGGCGGGGCAGAAGATAGACTCTGGCCCTTCCCCAACGAAGCTCAGATCAAATCCGATATGGCAAGCTATAGCGGCGCTGGACTTTCCGGCGCGAGAGGCTTTGCGGCCAGCGGGACGCAGCTTGACGGGACAAGCCAAATTACTTTGAGCAGCTACATTTGGGAGTACTTGGGAAATCAGATGCCGGATGATCTTTACGGAGATGCGGAACCTCCAGCGCCAGGTAACCTTATGCAGCCTGTTCGTCAAACCGGGGGCACAGGCGTGTCGCGGATCAGCGGCGGGATGACGGTCGGGCAGTAGGGCCGCAATGAACTGGATTACGCACCTTGAGAAGGGAAAAGATATGAAAAGACTGACCACAACCATCTGCGCCATTCTGCTCTCGGCCATCGCCGTCTCGGCAGCCATGGCCGCCTACTACTCCAAGCCCATCAAATACGCCTGCTCCTCTCTCACGGGCGGCGCCACCGGCTCGCTCGACAGCCTGGCGATAGCCGGCGGATCGCCGAACCTCTACGAACTCGCGGACGGCGACAGCGCAACGGTTACGATCATCTCGGGCACCTCGGCCACCACTTATGAGTACGCCTTCGACGCCGACGGCACGTCCGCGGAATCATCCCCGACCGTCATCAGGCCGAACGATTACGCCACGGCCGGAGTGTGGCGCCTATCCCTGTTTGACTACCGGGCGATCCCCGACCTCAGTTCTTCTTACGACCCTGCCGGAACCTCTGCCGCAGGCGTGGCCGCCCACGCTGCTGACACCGACCTGCACAATGGCACCTGTACGCCGGCAAGCGGCGACTGCGGCGCAGAGCTTACCTGCAACACCCTGGCCGTGGCATCCTGGCCGGACCCGACCATGGACGGCGAGATCCGATGCTTTACCAGTGGCGGCGAAGTCACATACTACCGCTGGAACGGCGAAGATTGGATAGAGTTGGCATCCGGCTCGTTCGCCTTTGATCCCTACCCGGCCTATGAGGATTCAACATACTCCTCTGGCATCGCGGCCAATGCGACGACCTTGGCGATTTACAGCGTGGCGGAATCCAAGTGGCTGACCGCAGCGCTCACGGACTCACTGGGCCCCGAACCGACTGCAACGCCAACGCCCACGCCAACCCCGACGCCCACGCCGTCTTTCGCGGCTTCGGACGATTTCAACCGGGCAGATTCCAACACGCTCGGGGCGCTCTCTGGCGGCACCTACACATGGACCGAAGTCTTTGGCGATATCGACATTGAGACGAACCGGGGCGGCCTGGGCACTGCTGGGGCGGCTGGCGCGGTGATCGGTGTGGACAGGGCCACCGGCTGGCTTCAATCGACAGTGCGCGCCGAAGGGTCCGCTTTTTCCAACCCGGGCTTGATGTTTTGGGAGGTCGATTCGTCCAACTATTGGTACGCAGCTCTTGACCCTGATGACCCAGGCGGCAATGACATCGAACTGCATCAGGTCGTGGCGGGAGTTGACACAGAGTTGGCCGACGCTTCTTTTTATACCGGCATCGATACGGCCTACACGCTAAAGGTGACCTTCGGCGCATCGTCGGTTGTCGTTCAGATCGGCGGGACGACCTACATCACGCATAGCGGCAGCTTCGGCAGCAATACCGGCGACCTTGGTATCTACCAAAGCAGAGGCGGCGGGGCCACCGGCTGGAACGATGACTTTGCGGCGGGAGAATAATATGAAGCGAATAGCAATCGCACTCGCGGTCCTTCTCTTTGCCGCCAACGCACTCGCGGCCCCGAGCATTACGGGCGTCACCGGAGATCCATCGAACGGACAACCCGTCGTGATCTATGGCGCGGACTTTGGCACCGGGAGCACCGTCATTTCTTGGGATGACTTCGAAGCGCATACTGTTGGCGCCACTATTGAATATAAAACGCCGATTGTAGGCCCAGCCTGGACGCTGTTCCGTCTTGCCCCCGAAACCGACTTTGTGAATGTTGAAGACGATTATGCCCACTCAGGAGAAAAATCTGTAAAAATCGAGTGGACCGACGAAACCATAAACTCGTTCGGTTGGGCTGGACGCGGGCCATACACTCAACTGTATTACACTTTCTGGCACAGAGAGGTTTTCCCTGGAAGCATTACATCTGCAAACCGCAAGCTGGTTTTTACATATGGAAATGTAGCATCTTGCGGAGAAACAACAAACGCCCCAAATGGCATCCCCTTAATTCCAGAAGGCAATAACGTATGGGGATTCTACCCCAACAACAGCACACAGCAGCCAAATTGGTCGGGCATGAACAATATGTCCAGCAATACCACCTATGGCACCGGAAACACGCTATATTACAGCCAGACGCTGAACCGTTGGGGGCGATGGGAATACTACCAGCAGTTAAATGACCCGTATAACTGTACGGTTAATGTTAACTGCAACGGAGTGCTTGAGTACTACTATGACGGCGTAAAGCGTTATTACCGGGACGACTATAAACACACGTTTTGCGATGGGGAATACACCGATATCCGCTTTGGACAGATGTTCCAAGGTCACGTTGACAATCAAACTTTCGCCTGGTTTGATGACGTTTGCATTCTATCATCAAGGGCCCGAGTGGAACTCGGCAACGCTCCGACCTGGGCCGCATGCACCCGCCGTGAAATCCAGCGCCACACCGCTTGGGGCGCGACCATCGCCGTGACGGTCAACACCGGGGCCTTTGCCGATGGTGCAACCGCCTACCTCTACGTGGTAGATTCAAACGGCGTGCCGAACGCGGGAGGATACCCGGTTACCATCGGGACCGGATTCCCCACGCCGACGCCCACGGCAACCCCTACACCTACGCCAACACCCACGCCGACACCATCACCGACCCCGACCCCCGGGCCGGCGACGAAATCGCACTTTAACGGCGGAAAGGCTTTGAGATGACCGACCTCGTGGAAGCACTCGGAAAGCTGCTCGGACTGCTGCTGGCCTTTTTCGGCATCACCAAATGGGTCAACCATGCCCTGGAAAAGCGCGTCACGGCCCTTGAAGCCAGCCCGCCAAAAAGAGAAGTGGCCGAGTGCCAGCGGCTGCAAAACTCTTGCTCTGTGGCCGTGCGCCTGGGCGCCGTGGAAAAGCAGAGCGACGGCCTCACTGATTGGCTCAAGCGAATAGAAGCGAAGCTGGACAGGCTGATTGAGAAAGGTGATTGACCATGGACCAGGCCCGCACCGACCGCGTCAAAACGCTCCGTGAAGTGCTGGCCGACATCGAGGCCAAGTGCGCGGCCTGCCCGATACCGAGTACAGTCTTTTGTAATGAGGGGTGCCTTCTGCCGGCCGCCCGGGTTGTGGCCGAAACCGAATTAAGAGATTGCGGGGAGTACGTCCATGCTCTGGATAAAACCAACCTGTAAATGCTGCGGGCGCAAGATGAAATTCAAGGCCGATACCTGCCCGGTTTGCACGGCGCTGTGCGGGATCGAAAAGAAGGTGCCGGGGATACTTCAAAAGGTACTCGAATACCTGGAAAAGAATATCGGGAGACGCGATAATGCCAAAATTTAGCGCGGTTGAACTCAGCAAGATCGAAGACAGGAAGGGCATGGCCTTTCAATGCCCAGGATGCGGCTGCGCCCACTTCGTGCAGATCAATCCGAAGTTTAGCCCCTGCTGGCAGTTTAACGGAGACGTTGAGCGACCAACGGTATCCCCAAGCATCTTGGTTAAAACCAGATGGGCCGACGAGCACAAGGTTTGTCATTCTTTCGTTAAGGATGGCCAGATTCAATTCCTGGGCGATTGCACGCACGCCCTGGCTGGCAAGACAGTGGAAATACCGGATTGGGAAGACTAAGTGGCCACAGGGCCGGAAAGGTAGAATTATGATTTCAGGATGGAAAACCAAATGGGGATTGATCATCGGCACGATCGGCGGCGGACTCATGGCCGGGGCAATGGTGGCCCCCTCGCCGGATCTTGAAAAGTGGTGCATGTTCATCGGGATCAATCCCCACATGGCCACCATCGGCGGCGGCGGCGTGGGCCTGGGGGTTGCGCACAAGGTGGAGAAGTCAAGCTCTGCCCCGGCAACGATCAAGGAGCCGCCCTCCATCCTGGGGAATTCAGGCGCAGCGGCGCAGTCTGTTATGGTACAATTGTTTGTATGGGTGCTTCTTGCCCTGGTTACCGCATTCTGGTGCGTTGTTGTTTTCAACGGCTGCGCTCCCCACAGGCCCGCCACGCAGCAGATCGCCGCGCAAACGAGCAACCCCTACCACCTCGCGCAAGCGGTCTACCTTGACGCCCTGACGGCCTACAACGAGAGCTTGAAGGTATATCTGCCCTATCGGGACCTTGCCGAAAAAAGCAATCCGGCGGCCGCGGCACGCATCAAGGAGGCCTTCGCCATGGCCGACGGCATGCTGGCCGATTTCAAGGGCTTGGCGGCGCTCGGAAAATACCGGGAGATGGACGCGGATACATTCCGGGCGCTGCTGCGCGACATCAGCATTGAGGTGGCCATGGCCATCGATTCGAAAGGGGGCAAGTGATGGGCGAGAAAATCAGCGTATTGGATGCGGTCATCGCGGTCAACATCCTGGCGGATATCATCCTCCGGTTCCGATCCGCCGGCGTCGAAGTCAACCTGGACAACCTGGCGCAGAAGGTCGCGGAAAAAGAGGCCGAGAAGGACCGGCTCAACGCCGAGCTGAACGGGTGACCCCATGGCCGACATCTGCGACGACGCAACCAAATCGGACGAAGAGTGGGTGGCGATAAAGATCAAAGAGGCCCGCCGCGCGCTGGACCGGCCATCGGCTACCCACTGCGACGATTGCGGGGATGAGATCCCCGAGGAGCGGCGGGCCTTGGTTCCCGGTTGTCGGACTTGCATCGGATGCCAGGTGGAGCGGGAAAACGGGCGGGCTTATCGGGCGAGGTGAGTTGGTACATCTTTGCACCAAAACCCACAAAAAAAGCGGGGATTCCATTTTTGGAATCCCCTTTTTTATTACCAACCCACCTTAGTATGAACCCAAAACTTTTAAGTTTGCCCACAAAAATAATTTTAAAAATATACTTGACATCCACCATGCTGTAGTACATAACACCTAAAACGGAGGACGAAACTACATGCAGACGACACTACATATCCCCTACGGCGCGTTGCAAAGGCTGGCCGACGTGACAGGGTGCAAGGCCAGCCTTTTGAGCGATTATGCCGCCGGAAGAAAGCGACCGGGGCGCGACCGGGCCGTGGACCTGGAGGTTGCGACCGGGATTAATCGGCACCTTTGGCTTTACGGGACTCCCGACGAACTCAAGCCCGCAATTATCGAAGCTGCCAAGCTGGCCGCATAAAAATTTTAAAGGAGCAAAATCCATGGGCAAAGAAATCGTTCCGGTAAACTTCGACTTCAACGGCTCCAACATCTCAACGATCATCGACGGCGGCGGCGACCCATGGTGGATCGCCAAGGAGGTTTGCGACGTTCTTGGCCTGACAAACCCGACCGAGGCGTTAAGGTCTCTGGATGACGATGAAAAAAATACCCTAAGGATTACTGAGGGTATTCAGGGCAACCCCAACAAGGCCATTATCTCCGAATCCGGCCTCTATTCTCTGATCCTCCGCTCCCGCAAACCAGAAGCCAAAGCGTTCAAAAAGTGGATCACCTCCGAAGTGCTGCCGACGATCCGCAAGACCGGGGCATACGCTGCCGACGAAGCTTCGCGCCTCAAAGCCCTGAACGACCCCTCCAGCCTGCGCGAAGCGCGCCCGAACGATCTATTTAAATGGATGAGCGAAAACAAATGGATTTACCGGCGCCCGGGTGGAAAGCAATGGCTTGGATACCAGGACAAGGTGCAGCAAGGGCTCATCACTCATAAGGTCCACACCGTGTTGCAGCCCGACGGAACGGACAAGATTTATGAGCGCGTTCTGATTACTCCTAAGGGAGTCACCAAAATGGCGGCGCTCCTGAAAAACTAAGGGGGTCACAATGCTCCACCGAATCAATAACAAAGTCGTAATTGCCAGAAAGCTCGGCGAAACGCCCTACACGCCATGGGAGCTGATTCGCATGGCCCTGGGCCTCGCGGTTTTCTTCGCCGTCATCGGCGGCATCTATATCGTAATTTAAAAGGAGGGCAAGGCCGTGATAGACAGAAAAGAACTCGAAGAAATCTTGGCTCAGCATAAACTGTGGATGCAAAGTAATGGTGGTAGCCGGGCCGACCTGCGCCGGGCCGACCTGCGCCGGGCCGACCTGCGCTGGGCCGACCTGCGCCGGGCCGACCTGCGCTGGGCCGACCTGAGCGGGGCCGACCTGCGCTGGGCCGACCTGAGCGGGGCCGACCTGCGCTGGGCCGACCTGACCGATGCCGACCTGCGCGGGGCCGACCTGAGCCGGGCCGACCTGAGCGGGGCCGACCTGATTGTCATGCAGCTAAATCAATATCAGGTGTTTGTACAAAAAGAATTTACGCGCATCGGCTGCGAATACCACAAAAACGAGGAATGGCAGAAATGGGGGCCTACCGACGTAAAACATATGGCGCACGATGCCGAAGCATTTTGGACGCCGTACAAGCCTGTCGTATGCGCGGCTATCGCGGCTTTGGCGCAAAAATAAAAGGAGGTGAGAACGTGAGTGTGCATAAACTGAAAGATGAAGGACAAGAGTTTTCTTCCAAGGAGCTGGATCTACTGATTCGTTATGATGAGATTTTCAGGAATGCGGATGCCCCGCTCTGCCCCAAATGCGAGCGCGAAAAAAGCCCCATGCCCGGCCCTTCCGGCGGCATCGGTGGCGGCCCCTGCCTCTATTGCATCGAAGAGGCACTCCGGACCAAAAAGCCGATCCTGATTAAGCACCTGCCCGAGCGCTGGCCGGCGGACGCGCACCTTATCCAGATGGCCCACGATCTCATTAAACGCTTCCATCCGGACGCCGCGCGCGCCTCCATCGCCTACTTGATGAAGGCCAAGCACGGCGAAACCAACGGCAAGATAGTGCTCGGTTCGTGCGCCAAGCAGAGCCCCAAGAACAAGATGCTCCACGGCTGGGACTACATCATCGAAATCGCCTGGGACATGTGGGCGATGTTCCGACAAGAGCAGCGCGAAGCCCTGCTGCTGCATGAGATTTGCCACATCTGTAAGGACGGCGGCCAGTGGAAGCTTGAGAGCCACACCGTGGAAGAGCATGTGCGCGTTATCGAGGCTTACGGCCTTTGGAAGCCTGATCTGCAAGCGTTCGCTGAGGCCATCAGATCGTCCGAAGAACAGGAAGAAGATAAGCAACTCAAGTTGGTTTAGGGGAAGATGATACGGCCGGCGGCCCGATGCCGCCAACGACAAGGTGAAAGGATAATGGGATGAACTACTAAAAGCCGACCGATTACGGATTGATTACGCCCCTCTCTCGCCGTTGAGAGGGGCGACGTGAACCCGCAATCACAAGGAGACGGTATGCAGCTTGTTATTGAAATCAGCGAGAAGGCATTCGACTACCTGCGCAAAGGCATAGCAAAGCCCGAATTTATGGCGGCGGCCATAATCGAATCCAGAGTGGAACGGTTCGGAGATCTTAGGCAAGAATATGTTCCTTCCTTTTTAGACGGACGAAAGTCCGCATAGGAGGCCCCATGTACGCGGAGAACATCAAAGAGCGAGCGATTGAGCGTGAACTACAGAAGGAAAGGCGCACCGTGCCCTATCCGAAGTGCACCGAAATTTGCAGCGTGACAGAGGTTTGGGGCGAGGATGAGTGCCGCCTGATCTGTCCGCAGAAATTTTGCAACGGTGTCGCCCGGCTTGTCGTCGCGCTCATGGTGGCCGGACTTCTCTTTGGGTGCGCCGGCTGGACCTACAACGGCATAACCCGCGAAGACCTCCAGGGCGGCGACTTTATATCGGTATCCGCCGGCTTTGGCGCATCCTACCTCGTCCACACGGCAAGCCATATCGTGGCCGCTGAGATCGCTGGCGAGCCGTGGCACTACGATGGCCTATCCGAGATCGTTGACGGCGACCTATCGCCCTCCGAGGCGCGCTGGTTCGCTCGGGCCGGATTCCTGGGGCAACTTGCGGTGGGGTGGACGATGAAGGCTTGCGGTGCCGATGGGCCGTTCGCTCGGGGGTACTACACCGGGGCGATGTTTGAGGTTGCCACCTATCCGGCGCTGGTGGGGCTGTCTGGAGACGGAAACGATATTGAGATGATCGAGGACAACGGCGGACATGGGTATGCCGAATGGGCGGCTTACTCTGCTGCGGCTGTTGGGTTGGTTTTTAGTAGGTAAGGATAGGGGGGAGCGTGGCTTATGAAAGAGATAAACGAGGATGACGTTTTGGCTTACGACCCGTTTGAGGGAGACTTTGGCGACACTGGCGACCGCACCTTGAAAGACAAGATGGTAACAGCCCGCAAGGGCGGTGAGTGCCATATGTGCGCCGGAAATATCGTGCCGGGTGAGCGCATCCGCTCAAGGTCAGACATTTTCGATGGGCAGATGATGTATTTCAGGTGGTGCAACGCTTGCTGCCGGGCGATGGCTGACAGTTGGGAAGATGGGGGCCTCGCGCTTGAAGAAAGAACATCAATGGGCAGCGAGATGCGCTCAAAATGACCAGCAAGCCGCAACCAAATAACGCCGCCCGGCCAGAGGCGCAAGGAGCCCGTAATGGGGCTGTGCAGCAAAACAAGCGTCTCCCCGGTTCGTGAAAGCCGGGGCGGGTGGCAAAAAAATAAGGGGGAGAAAATGCATCAATCGTTTGGGTATATGGCAAGAAAAGTAAGGATTGTGCTCGATGATGAGCAGGAAAACGCAATTCAAAGCTTTTTCCCTGACGACGAGGAGTTCAAGGTGTGGCCATTTAACGGGCTTGCGGGTGCCTCTATCTGCCAAGTCATGGGGCCTTACTTCGTTGGCTCGTATGTTTCCAACAGGTATTTTTTGGAGATCTATAAAGTGATTGAGCGGTGGGAATACATGGTGTGTTACCAACCATATCGGCACATGTGGAGATAGTGAAATGGCCTACTCCAACACCACAGGAAAGCCAGCGCCCAGCGACATTTTGCGGCCCTGGATACAATCGGACTACTTCACAGACGAGTCCAAGGCGCGTGGCAACGCCGTCCACGAAGCATGCGCGGTTCATCTTATGGGAGAGTTCGCCTGGATGGAAAACAAGGCTTGGCGCGGATACCTCGATTCGTTCCTGATTTGGGCCGACCAGGAAAAGCCCAAGCCCCTGCAAGTCAACGGCCAGACCCTCATCGAGCGCCGCCTGGTAAGCGAGTTCTACAGCTACAGCGGCCAGCCGGACATTCCATGTTACATCGCAACGCGGGGCGGGGCAGGGGTGGTGGACATCAAGACATCGGTGGCCCTGGGTAAGTCTTGGCCCCTGCAAATCGCGGCCTACCGCAAGCTGGTGGCCGGCGAAACCGGATTGCCGATCATGTGGGGTTGCTCCGTGCGCCTCCAAGAAAACGGCGACCCGCCAAAGGTAAAATTTTACGATGATTGGGAGCGCGACTTCAATTTGTTCTTGTCCGCGCTGAACTTACACCGGCACTTCGCCGGAAAATAAGGAGGAGAAAAGTGGAAAGAAAATACCCGTGCGAAGCAGTAGTGGCCAACGTCAAAAATCTTAAATTTGCCGTTCTAAAAACCCCGCTTATTGTCACTGTCCTGGAACCGGCGAAGATTTTGAGTTGCGCTTGCGGGGGCCGGAAGGTTCACCCGATAGAGTTGCCGGATGGCTACCCTGACCCGCCTGGAAAGTGCGGTTTTTGGACGGCTCTTCCTGAGCAACTGGAATTTTTGGAGGTGCCTCAATGATCAATTGGGACGCAATATCACCGATGAACGATGCCGGCGCATCGGTCCGGGCCGCAACAAATGGACTCACACCGGAGCTTCCGAGATCATGCCGCGACATGGATGTCGAGGCCGACATGGCGGCCGTCTCCTACAAATTGCCGGCTCCGGCAACGCGCCACGACCCCCTGGACCCGGCCCCCCTGCTGTCCACCTTCGCCCACTACGAACCGCAGATCACCGAAATGGAATCCGAAGTAAAGGCCGTCAAAGTCACCGATGAGCCCACGGCCGCCCGCGCCGTCTCCATGGCCGGCCAGACACGCAAGCTGCGCAACGAGATCAAAAAGGCGGTCGATGCCGCCTTCCGGCCGGTCAACGACTACAAGAACGCAATCTCCGATGTCACCGGCAAGCTCATCAAGCGCCTGGAGGCCATGACCAGCGCCCTGGAAAGCGCCAACCGGGCCTTCCTTGTCGCGGAAGATACCAAACGCCGCGAAGCCGCCCGCAAGGCCGAAGAAGAGGCCCGCAAGGTCCGCATGGCCGCCGAAGCCGCAGCTCGGGCAGAGGCCGAAAAGCAAGCCGAAGCCCTCCAGGTGCCCGTTGAGCAGATCCACGTGGAGCCGGTCTTCGTGCCCGCCGTGGTCATGCCGCCGACCGAAACGAAGATCACGACGGCCGAGGGCTCCATGAAGATCGAATATGAGATGGTGCCGGAGATCGTGGACTTCCGCAAGCTGCCGGATGAGTGCTTGCAGGCCCGGGTTAAGGAGATCACGGCGGCGGTTATGCCGTGGATTCGCAAGCGCGGGGCTGCTGGCATCCACAACGATCCTGGGATCATCTGGACGCGGCAACCTAAGACTCAGACGCGGGTGGGGAGGTAGCGCCATGAAGCTCTTCTTAATGCGCCTCTTCGCCATGCGCGGGACCTGGGAGTGGGCCTTGCGGCAGATGGGTAGGGGGAAGATCGTGCGGATGCGCAGCGGCAAGTTCAAATATAAGATGAAGGCTTGCGGATTGATGTGCACATATCTCGACGATTCTTTAAATTGGGTAGGTGCCGTCATGGGTGGGAAGTTTGAAAGGGCAACCGATTGGGAGGTGATTCGATGAAGGGCAAAATAGATTGCAAAGGGTTCTTAAAGCTGATGCGCGGCAAAGATTTAAAGCAGCAGGTTTGCCCGTTTAGCAATGGAGGGGCCTGGTGCTCAGATGATTGCCCGCTATTTGGAGAGCCAAGAGCGGGCCTCATGGGGCCCGGCCGGGTGTGCCTGGATATTTGCCAGGGCCGGACCTTGGTTTTTGGCGACGGAGATTTTGTGGACGAACGAAACAAGGAGGATTAGCGCAAATGAACCGCATCATGGGCATCCACAAATTAGGCATGCTGGCCCTGCAAAAGAGATCGGTGCACGCGCCTGGGACATGGCTCCGCGAACCAAAGCCGGCCGCCGTGGTCATGAACTTTCAGGGCCACCTGATACTTCGGCTGATCGACCAGGGCCTGTACGTTTACGAGGCGAAAAATAAGAAGGATAAACCGTTCAATTTCAGAAACAAGGAGGATGAAAGCAAATGACCGAAACAAAAGAGATGGTAGCAACCAAGTCCCAAGTCCCCATCGTCGATGGCATCATCAAGCCCGTTGACTTCGACGGCATGTGGCGCATCGCCAACATGTACGCCGGCAGCGGCATGGTGCCCAAGAACTACATCAACAACCCGGCCGCCATCGTCGTCGCGGGCCAATTCGGCGCCGAGCTCGGCCTTTCCTTGATGCCCTCGCTCCAGAACATTACCGTGATAAATGGGAATCCCACGGTATGGGGCGACATCATGCTGGGCATCGTCCGCAGCAGCAACACCTTGGAAGTCTTCGTGGAGTTCTACACCGGCAACCGTGGCGCCGACGATTACACAGCCGTCTGCATCGCCAAGCGCACCGGCATCGGTGACAAGTACGACCCGGCCGACGACCTGGACACCATGCGGCGCAAGCAGCTTTTTGTGAACGAATACTCCATGGCAGACGCTCGCCAAGCCAACCTGCTCACCAAGGACAACTGGAAAAACAACCCGCGCCGCATGCTCAAAATGCGCGCCAGGTCCTTCACCCTGCGCGACGGCTGGCCCGACAAGCTGAAGGGCATGCACAGCGCCGAAGAGATGGCCGACGCCGTGGAAGTCGTGCAGATGAAGGCCGTGCAGCAATCGGACGACACGACGCAATACACCGTATCGGTCAACCCCATGCTTACCGACGCCGACCTGGCCAAGCAGTTTGACGAGCAGGTCAAGCCGGATGCGGCCATGGACAACTGGATCGGCATTATGATCGGCCAGCGCCAAGGCTTGACGCTGGAGCAGTGCAAGGCCGAGATCGTCCGGAGCAACGACGTGCAGCGGTGCCAGGACGCCTACAAGCAGCACTTGGCCCGGGAGGCAGAGAAGGCCAAGACCGCGCAACAGGAAGCGCCCAAAGAGGCCGAGAAGGCCGACGCCGAACCGAAAAAGGACGAACCCCAATGGGACCCACTCACCTCCGACATCCAGCAACGCTACCAGACCGACAAGGCCGCCATTCTGAGAGCCAAAGCCGAAGAGATGGGCATCGACGTGACCTGCAAACTTGGCCGCCAGGTGCATCAGGAGATCATTGCGGCAGCCCAAGGTATCACGAAGGAAGACGTGGCCCAGCTTGGTGGACAGACGACCGAGGCTGGTCCGGCGACTTCGGAGAATAAAGGCACCTGGACCGCTGGCGGCGATGGGGTCTACGAGGGCACCGAAACCGAGATCATGCTTCGGGAGAAATACAACCAGGCCCGCACCATGAACAAGCTCGGATCGGCGGCGGCCAACGCTGACCGCAAGACCGGCAAGAAACCCGAGACGGCCAGCGAGTTGCAGACCTGGCTGAACTACTTTGAAGCTTTTGCGAAAACCATGCTCGGCACAGCCGTGCAGTGGGACCGGCCCGAAGCCCATCAGCGGCGGGACGCTATCGATGTTGAGGATGATACGCCGGGATTTTTGGAAGATGAGAAGATGTAGGGAGGTGCACTATGGATCTATTCTTTCTTGTTTGGAATAGCAGCAAAGCGGTTTCTTCTTCCAATTATCGGCACGAAAGCAGAAAAAGCGCCGAACAAGAAGCGGAGCGCTTGGCGTCCGCTAATCCCGGTGAGTATTTCTATGTTCTTGCAGCGATTGGTATGTGCCACGCGAGAACTGTTGATTGGGACCGCGTTCCATCAGGCGAAATACCGTTCTGATGCTGACCGGGCCAGCAAAGCCCGAAATGGATAGGATAACGGCCCGCCGTGGCTCATCGCGGGGCGGGCCTGGGAGTGACATGAATCAGGAATGCGAAAAAAGACTGAGGGAATTGGCTCGATCGATGATTGTCGGAGCAGATATCAGCGCCGTACTGCATGAAATCGACATGCTGCGACATGGATTAAAATCGGCCAACAAGATCGTCCACAACCTAACCGTGGCAATGCAGGCGGCCCTGATTGACGCCCATCATAACGGGCCGCAAGCCGCGATTGTGTGGATAGAGAACACGCTCGATGGCCCTGGGCTTTTGCCTGATAAAGCAGATGGACTTTTAGGCGCTCAGGCCTTTTTTGACGCCAATATGATAGGTCCGTAACGATAGGGAGAACGGACCATGATTAAACGAATTTTTAAGTATGAAATATTGGCGGCCGATTCGTTCGTCTTAGAAATGCCTAAGGGGGCGGAGCTACTGACCGTGCAAGAACGGTACGGAAAGCCGCAATTATGGGCGCTGGTTGATCCAGATGCCAAAAAAGAAAGCAGATATTTTTTATTGCGCGGCACTGGCCACCCGATACGGTACGCCCCCGGGACCGATTACAAATACATCAACTCTTTTCAGTTGCATGAAGGGGCGCTTGTCTTTCATCTGTTCGAGGATTTAAGGGGGAAAATATGATTACCAAAAAAGTTCTTGTTACTCAGGAAATTGAAGTGACCGTAGATGAAACGAAGTTCAGCGAAAAGTTTATGCAGGAATTTCGAGATAGCTTCTATCAATTCGATGACTTAGACGCCCATATCAAGCACCTGGCACAATTAGAAGCAAGGGGTTTTG